GAAGCGAATTGAGAGTTTCATCCAAATGATATTGAATGACACTCTTGATCTCGCTACTCCACAACCGTGCACATCCTGTTGAGATTTTTTCCTGTCCGGCGATATGCATTCCTTGAATGAATCCATACTCATCAACTACAGCGCTTCCACATAAACCATTTCCTCTTTCAGTATACAAAATTCTACTGTCTTCGGGAATAGTAATTGGGATTTGAGTCTTTCTGTTCAGACCCTTCACTGTAGTATAATAAGTAATAGATCCCTTATAGGGAATACAAATCTTACCGTAATCAAGAACTTTTTCGTCACCCACCCAGAATTTCACCAACCCTTTTTCGCTTTTGAAATGACTCTTAAGTGACTTAAAAGGGGTTGGAAATGATTCAGGTAGGGACAAAATGCAAATGTCTTCCTCGTTGTTTCGATAAACAACGATAGCTTTTTCTAAGTCCACTTGCACATTCTTTTTATCACCTTTTGCATAAAGTTTGACATAAACGACATCATTTGCAACTGCATGACTTGGTATAATAATCTTACGACCACTAACCATAGCCTTGCATGTCACTACTTCTTTATCGTTACGGTCCATGAAAACCTCACAATGTTTAATGTTCTTTTGAACATACATAACACCTGAATGGATTTCCTTATCTGCAAAACTGATAACGTCCGATTCGCTATTTAAAGTTGTGGGAAAAAACAAAGAAAAAATAAAAAAATAAGCTAAAATTAAAATATATATAGAAAGATAAATAGTTATTTTGAGACCACCCTTAGGATCCATAAACCAAGAAAAGATTTGCTGGAAACGTATCCAAAAAGTATCTCTCAAATATAGAGTATACTCTTTGATTAAATCCCATATGTGCCTAAGAGACATATCCCAAAAAGGGATATGTAAATCTGTAAAAACATATCGAACTTGTTCATCCGCCCTTATTTGTAACAAATAAGAGTCAGTAGCTTCTTGTCTAACGGCCCACATTTCTGTGTGCTGGGTTATTCCTGAAATCAAGATAGTTCTATCTTGCCTACATTGGATAACATGCAAAGGGGGCCTCGGGGATTCATTATCTCCACCTTCATGAAACTCACGTTCCTCAAAAGAAACTAAAGCTTCTGAAAATTCTTCATCATCATTTGTTTGCATTTCTGCGCACAAATCAAAATCAAGGATTTGCTCTTCTTCAGGGGATAACTCGGTATTTTGGTGAAACTTCTTCTTCAAGCATAAAAATGCTTGAACAATCTTTTTCATCCATACCAACAAATCCACTCTACGAGTTTGGGGCTTAATAACGAATGTTGGAGATATTTCTATCTCTCTCTGCTTAAAAAAATTAAAAACGTCCACAGGAAAACTGTTGTGAAACGAATTCGTAGTAATGTCGAAATATTTAAAGGCAATTACACCAGTTAAGGAACCATCTTTGGCTTTTGCTTGCGAAAAGTCAAAAACGTTTCCTCTCCTCCATAACGCCTTAATATCCGAAATGCAGTCCGATTTTGTCAGACCATGCAAATTACTAAACGAATTCGTTGTTAAAAACAACAATTCCGAGTTGAAGAATTTTGTGTCTTTTAATTTGGCATCAGCACAATCTAGAGGGAGTTTCACAGGGGAAACCATATTAATTATAGTTCTCCACTGTGAAACGCCCTGTTGACCTACATCATCCATATAAAAAACTGGCTCGTTGTTATAAGTATCATAAAAATCTTTGCCATCATCCACTGACTTTACAACATGAGAGTAAGCCGGCATTTTGAGACTCTTTAATAAGGGTAACATAGTGTAAGACTTCAAAGTTCCAGGAGGTCCTTCGAAAACAAAACAAGTAGGTTCTACTCTACTCATTTCTCCGTAAGCTTTCACTACTTTACCCATTCTTAAAACAGCCTCAAAAATATGACCTACACCTGCATGTCGTCTAGCCCAAGAAAAGAAGTCTGGATCTCCTTCTGCAACATTCAAAAATTCCGTAACGGAGTGCCTAAAAAGCACATCGCTCATAATTTTTGGATTTTGCCGATATTGATCAACTAATTTCTTTCCTTTATCTAAAACTAAGTGATGTTTGGTCACATTAATTTTATTTGTGAATGAATCAAAAATTTCTACAATTTGTGTTGGTAGTTTATCCTTGATAAACTCATAAACACAACTAAATAAATCAGATAACCACACCACTAAAGAGTGATAGATACCAATATCATCCAAAAATTTAACATTTGTGAATGTAGAGGCTCTCTTGATTAACTCATTAATCTTGTTAGGCAAAAACATACTCAAACCGGCCATCAACAATCCATCAATTGACTCTTTTTCAAAAGTCAACTCACGAAGAGTAAACAATTCAATAACAATTTTGATAAAACTTGTTATTGAAGGCTGATCTGACAATGTCTTAATACTTAACAAAACATTAGCGAGAGTTAATAAAGTTGGTTTGTTGAGATATTTATCACTAGAATGTTTCAACTCAGAAAGTTTATTCAATGCATTTAATAAAATCTTTAAACCATCAACAGCTCCAAAAAGAGTGTCAAAAACCGACTCCGCTTTAAAACGGCGTACAGCTTTGGCGACACTCTTAGTGCAACCACCAATGATCTTATATTTTACCAGACCAAGAGAAATAATTTTCCCTGTAACCTGTATGAACACATTGCGTGAAACTTCTTTGCGCACCATGCTAGAGGAATATAAAAAAAAATATTGATTTTTGGATGACTTTCCTTGATTAATTTCATTATTAAGACTTTTCATTTTTATTTTTGATAAGGAACGCTTTGACCCATTCGACCGGATCTAGCTTAGGTTATGATTAGCAACATGAAAAGTACCATACGTTTTCAATTAATCATATTGAACCTGATAAAAGATAGAAGAAGATTTGAATATCCTATTGTAAAGAGATACAATAGTAGCAATAATAAAACAAACTTTTATATACACGTATGTTGCAAATGGCCTCGAACACATATCCTGAGTTAGTCAGACTCCCAATATGGCTACTTTGGTCCTCATACAAATGTGTGGCGTCCTGCGCACACATGTGAACGACGGTTTCACTTATTTCTGTTACTCTTAAGTCAGACGGAGTTTTTCTACAAAACTGTATCCGAAATAAGTCAGCTATCAGAAACTACAGGAAAGGAATATTAACCTGTAGCCTTGCGGCTTGGATGTACCCTTTTGGACAACAAAACGAGGAAGAGATTAAAATAAAATAATAAAACTAAAATAATAAATATCGATTTGAATATTTAACCCATATTCATGGGGGAAAAATAATACATATCGAGGGATCACTTTAATTAGCAATACTAATTAAAGCTCACACTCATATGGACATGAGG